TATTTAAAAAAAATGTGACTTATTTGCTATTTAGCATGTAAGTCATTGATTTATATAGAGTATATTACAAGCCATCATGGGGGCGACTGAAATAATTTTCTTTGTTTTCAATCACTTAACTCCATCTTATTCTGTGACTCCGCTGTGACTCGCCTTTACAGGACGGGTAAAACCATTAAACTGCACCTTGCAACTGTGACTGAAATCACAACTCACAGTATAAAATATAAAAACGCAGGGTGGACAATATCATGGCGACATTTACAGAGAAAAAGACAAAAAAAGGTGAGACCAGGCACCTGGTGCAGATAAGACGAACAGACTTGAAAAAACCAGTCTCTAAAACATTTACGTTGAAAAAAGACGCTAAAGCTTGGGCCAGAGACACGGAGGCCGCCATAGAACGTGGCGAGTTTAGCCAAGATGAAACAAACTTTGGGTTGCTGTGCCGCAGGTATTCATCTGAGTTGTGGCCCATCCAAAAGTGGGGTCGAACTAAGAGCGACCACATAGAGTACCTCAGACGCTCCCCTCTAGGGCGTTTACAATTAAGAGACCTAACCACAAAGGCTATTATGGATTACGCCATGAGCAGGGGAAGACACCCCTCTACGGTTATGGGTGAGATGATTCAACTAGGCGTGATTTTATCTACTGCAAAAGATATGTGGGAATTAGACTTCGACCTGGAAGTCTATCGGAAGGCGCACAGAACCTTAAAGCGTATCGGTGTGATTGGTGAGAGCGATCACAGAGACACGCGCTGCACTGATAAAGAACTAAATTTGATATTGGAGAATGTTGGTTACACCAAAATGCCTATTGCTGACTTGGCTAGATTCGCCATTCATACCGCTATGCGGAGGGCAGAGGTTGTACGACTTGAATGGGATGATCTTGATCTCACCGAGGGTGAAGAATCCGTTTTAATTAGACGGCGTAAACACCCGAAGAAAAAGCGTGATGAGCGGGTGCCTTTGCTGCCAGAAGCAGTAGAAATTATTAAAAAACAAATTGCCGTGTCCGGTGATGAGAAGTTCATATTCCCATACGACGGGGACAGCGTGTCAAACGCCTTCAGAAAAGCGCGTGAGAAAGCCGGTGTAGGTGAAATCCGCTGGCACGACTTGCGCCATGAAGGATGCAGCCGCTTGTTTGAAAGAGGCTTAGATGCGATGACAGTGAGCCTGTTCAGCGGTCATAAGGACTTGAACATGCTCAAAAGATACACGCACTTAACACCCAAAAGTGTCCTGTCCCAAATCAGTCAGTCTTCTCTGAACTAATTAGTCTATCCAGATACCATGCGGCTTTGCGGAGGTCTTCCACCTTTTTCTCTGCAGAGCCGCCCTTGAACCTCCAGCGGTGCAGGTATTTCTTAACATTACCCTCTAGATAATAGCTAAACCCTGCGCCAAGGTTATCTTCCAGATATGTTATGCATTCGATCCCTGAGTGATTGTAATGAGCCGGTCTCTCTACGGGGTCGTTGGTTGCCTTCTTCCCGCCGTCAATAGCTGGGATTTCTTGCTGTATTTTTTTCCACTTAATATCTTCCGTCATGGTCTAACCTCTGGTTGTCGGTGATTTTTTTCAGCCCTTCAAGCCTTCTCTGCTCAAAGAAAGCGTCAACAACATCCTTGTCGGCTACCCGTAGTTTCCCTAACTTGTACGTCGGAATGGGGAACTTTTTGCCGTGCAGAGCGTTGTGCAAGCCTTTAAGGCTCATCGACATAATCTCTGCAAGTTCCTGCATGGTGTAATACGGTCTGATCATCTGTCTCTCTAGTCTTTCATTTTAGTTTTTCTAATCTGCTCGACCACATTCAATAATGAATCCTGGGTCTCACATTTATTTTTTAAAGCATCGAGAACTGCATAGTCTGCCGAATTTTCGGCAAGCAAATGCATTACGCGCACGGGCTTTGTTTGCCCCTGGCGATGTAGTCGTGCATTAAATTGTTGGTAAAGTTCAAGGCTGTAGGACAGCCCGTACCACACGATCAGGCTGCCACCCTTCTGCAAATTCAACCCGTGGCCTGCAGAAGCAGGGTGGGTCAGCAGAACAGGAATCTGTTTTTGATTCCATTTATCGATAACGCTGGGGTCTTTGTCTAAAACGACAGCGTCAGGGATTGCGCCTCTTATTTTTGAAAGGTCGCTTTTATAAGAATAAGCGATTAGGAGCGGCTCGTTAGCGTTTTCGACGATGTCGATAAGCGCATCTAACTTTGCAGCGTGTATGTTAATAAAGTCCCCATCTTCTGTATATAGGTTGCCGTTGCATATCTGCAACAGCTTGTTGCACTGCACTGCAGCGTTAACAGAAAGAATTTCACCGCCATCATACGCGACAAGAAAATCACGTTTCATATCCTCATAAGCTTTGCGGGCCTTTGGCGGCAGGACAACAGGAACATTGATATCTATGCGCTCCGGCAAGTCGAGATAGTCATCGGCATTCATCCGTAAAACAACGTCAGCAACTGCGCTGTGGATGGCGTCTGCTCGATCAGGTTTGACCGCCCACTGGTTCCACTGGGGGTTGCCCACCAGAGTGCAATACTTTGTTAGAAACTTGCCCCTGGTCTTCTCCAGGCGCCGCCCCTGGTCGAGCAGGTACAGTTGCGGCCATAGTTCTAGCAGCGCGTTGGGTGCCGGTGTGCCTGTTAGCTGCACCATTCTTTTGACCTTGCCTAGAACTTTCCGCAGCGCCTTCCATCGCTTAGATGTGTGCGACTTAAAGCTGCTGCTCTCATCGATCACGACGCAGTCATAGGGCCACGACTGGCCCAGTTGATCGACGAGCCACGGAATGTTCTCACGGTTGATTATGTGCAGGTCTGTGTCATCGTCCAAAGCGTTAAGACGTTTTGATGCTGTGAGTCCTGCTAGGACGGTATATCGCATGCCGATATGCGACCAGGTGGCAATCTCAGTCGGCCATGTGTGCGTGGCAACGCGCAGCGGAGCGATGACTAGCGTCTTTGTTATTTTCTTATCACGCTTGAGCTCAGATAAAGCTGTGAGGGTGGACACGGTTTTTCCTAAACCCATGTCAATCCAGAGTGCAGCCTTCGGATTACATAAAACAAACTCGACGGCCTTTTCTTGATAGGCGTGTAGGTTATCTCTCGTTAGCATAGCAGCGCCTTGCCCTTGTCGATGTCATCGACGATATGAACTTCCCAGCCAACAGCGGCTAATCTGCGATGGATTGCTTGCTGGTAAGGCGTGGGCTTTTTACCTGGCGCTTTAAACTCAACGATCACCAGGTTGCCTTTTTTAAAGTAAAGACGGTCTGGCACTCCGCGCTGGGAGGGTGATACCCACTTATAGGCCAGCCAGCCATTAGCCTTTGCGGCCTGAGTGACCTTTGTTTCAATGTAAGACTCTCTCACTTGCGATACCGTTGGCTTTCGTAGCCTTCCGCTGTCACGGGAAGCCCTTTGGCCCACCGTGGTAATCGACACATCTCAGCTTCAAATTCGGACAGTGTCCCTACGGGGTCAGCAACGTCGGCCACAATCTCATCGTGGACGTGCAGAACTATTGGGTAACCTTTGGCCTCTAATCGCAAAATGGCTTCAGCTAATATGTCACGGGCCACGGCCTGAGTGATGCTTTGAACCAGGGAGCCGCCATATGCTTTTATCTGGCCCCATTTATGCGTGTGGTTATTCATTCCGCTGTAGACCAAATCCATACCGCGATCACCTTTTTGCAGTTTGGCTTCTGGGAATGAAAGGAGGCGTCCACTCGGCAGCTTAAAGAGAAGGTCGCCTTTGACCATTCTGAATACACCTTTGGCACAGTGGTATTCACCAGCGTAACTGACAGCGTTGCGGGCTTGTTTCTCAACCCCAAGCCACAATTTGACAATTGGGTCGTTGGCGTCGCGCCAGTCGTTACGAATTCGCAACGCCTGTTCTTCACTAACCTCAGTTCCGTAAGCCTCTGACATTTTTTGGAACGCTCTGACACCCCCTTGGTATCCCAGGGCCAGGGTCGCCACTTTGCCGACAAACCGCTGGTCGTAATCAACATCGCTGTACGCTATTCCGTACATCTCTGCGGCTGTAAATTTATAGATGTCTTTGTTATCTCTGAAAATGTCGAGCGCATCTTCGTGGTCGGCAAGCCATGAAAGAACACGCGCTTCAATCGATGAGTAGTCGGACACGATTAGCCTGTGACCTTCAGACGCGATTAACATTCCGCGCAGACAACTGGCTAAAGACTCCATAGGCTCGCCATCGATCTCACTGGGTTCCCGCAGAGTCATTTGCTCAATAACCGCATCAACATCGTCGATGGTGGGACGCGGTAAGTTTTGCGGCTGAAAGCCTCTGCCTGACCAGCGCCCAGTTGCTGCGCCGTGATACATCAACACTCCGTGTGCGCGGCCATCACGGCCCAGAAGTGTCTTCATCGATTCGTATTTTTTGGTGCTGGAGCGCGATAGTGCCTGCCTTATTTCAAGAAATTTCTTGACGTTTTCGGGGCAGGATTCGTCAGCCATCGCGTTTGCAATAGCGGCCTTGTCGTAACTTTTTATTGTATAACCCTGCTGCTCAATCCAAGTCATAGACTTGGCGCGTGATCCTGTCGAATCCATCTGGTTATTAGTTATATTTTTAACCTGTGCGTTTAGCACAAGTGAGTGTTTGTCGATGATGTCCAGCGCGTTAAATATGGAGTCGCGGTCAAGTCTTACGCCGCGCCAGTTAATTAACTGATCCACGATCCACACTTGTTCTTCAATACCACGCAGTGGTCTGAGTTTATTTCGTATTTCACGCTCGGCTACAACATCTTGCAGGCAGTAGTCGCACAATTCTTTAAATAGTTCTGGGTCTTTCCTGCGCTCACCGCGATAAGGCTTGCACAGCCTCTGGATAAGCAGCTTGCCGCGCTTAGACTTTGCAGCATCACCAGTAAGACCTAGCGCCTCACCACATTTTCCCAATGCACGGGGGTAAGCCTGTGCGGCTGCAAGGGCAGCGGTATCTCGCCACTGGCTTATAGGCACTTCGGGCCACCCCAGAACCTGGCTCCAAATGCTCATTTCAAAAAAGCTGTTCCACGCCCACAGCGTTGCGCCGCCAGTGATCAAATTAAACAGATCAGTTGGCGGTGGCATTTCTGGCGTCCACAGTCTTGGTTGCCCCTCATCGATGGCGTAGGCCATGCAAAGGACTTTTGTTGTTTCGTGATCGGCATAGGCGTAAGCGCCCGCCTTAAATATGTCGCACTCGCTGTATGTCTCAAAATCTAATGAGATATTCATATTATCGGTCTCTTCAACCACTCCGTGGAGAGCGCGTTGTCATCGTCTTGGTATCTTAGACGCTGTTTTTTTAGGCGCTTATTGCGCTTTTTGGGTTCGAGGTCTGAGTCTTCGATGTAAACAGATCGGATAGAACCAGCGCGTTTCTTTTTCATACCCATTCTGTTTTTAAGCAGGGAGTAGGGGATATCCGAGCGTTCAGCTATGTCTTTAATCACGACATCTGTTCCTGATAGTTCTGGGTATCGCTCACCAATGTATGGGTAACTCAGTGTCGCCTTCATATATCACCTGTAAATAAAAAGGGGCTGACACGCAGCCCCGATCAAGCCACTCAGCTTAAAAAGTCATCTTCCGCTGCATCTGCAGCCTGCTCTGATGAAATGTCATCGAACACGTCGTTGACTTTGACACCGCCGCCGCCGAAGGACTCGCCGTCCTTAACAAACTGGAGGGCCAGAAGGTTAGAGTTGACGCGCTTGCCGAACTGGTTGTTTTGTACCCAGATCGAAATCGCAGCGTTAACGTAGCAACCTGCATAAAGCTTCTCGTCTTCTTCGACCAGGGGGGTACGATCCCGATCTATCGTGGTGGGGCGCTGGCGCGTGGAGCAGCTAACAAACATTGCGTTCTCATAGCCGTCGTATGCTTTTTCATTGCCGTCGCCCAAGAAGCTTTTCAAGCCTTTTGGTATCTCGCCATTGAAGCTAACCGTTGCGGCTTGCTTGATAGCTTTTTTGAGCATATCTATCTGCTCTTTGTCGCCCTCTTTATCAAGCAACAGGTTGGCAGAATACTTTGCTGTCTGGCCTTCCATATATGCCTTGGGAGTCCAGATTTGTGGAAATGATAAACGTACATTTTTAAGTGTGATTGTAGTCATTAGGACTTTTCCTATTCAGTTATATCAGTAAAAAAATCAGCCGCTTCTGGCTTAACTGCCGGACGTGGATCAGTATCCGGTGCAAGCTGTGGTCGGCCTTCGGGTTTGTGGATGAGATCGACGATCTCTCCATACTTCGCCTTGCCAAGCGCCTTCTCTGCTTGGGTCGGTGAAATTAGTTTTGATGTGTAGGCTTCATCACCTAGCATCTTGATAAGTGATTCTTCCGCTATGTCAGCGTCTACCCATTTGCGCTGACCTCTTCCTGCTACCAATTTAAAGTTGGGCAAAATGCCGCCATCTGTTAGCAGCTTGTGCGCGTGTTTCTGTACGCCTTGCGCCCAACCAATAAGCGCATCCATTTTTGGTAGCAGGTTAGAAATCTCTTCAACATTTAAGGTGTGAGGCACTTGCACAAGCAGCGGTTCTTCGAGGTTGTCGAAACTACTTAGCGTTAGAGAGTAGTTGTGTTCAGCTAACGCTCTGCAAGTTGGCTTGGCCTTGCAAAAGTGACACGCCTTTTTGCTGGGGTGGAACTCTGGCTCTGGAGACATGGTTCTTCGCGCTGCTGGCTTCACCACATCGTTGGCCCAAGTAAACAAATCTTTGGCCCGCATAGAGTATGTGTCGATGTGGTCTAGCCGTGGTTGAACTATGGTCATGCTCACGGTATCTACCTTGTCGATAAATTCGTAAGCCGCGCCTAGTCCGTAAAGCATCAGTTGCTCGTTGCGGTTGGCGTTAACTTTAAGACCCTGGCCGTATTTGAGATCGATGACGTGCAGTACCCCGTCATGCAGAACTACAAAGTCAGCGGTTCCGAAACCGCCTGCAGCCCACTCACTGTAATCAACCCGCAACTCGACGTGTGACTCATCGCTGTCTTGGCTGTTGCAGAAGTCCACATATGTAGCGACGTGCGACGCCATCACCTCATCAACTATGAAGCCTTCAAACTCGACGCCGATGAAATGTTCTGGTGGTTTTTGTTTGAGTAGACACTCTTCAGCGAGAGCGTGTGCGGCAGTGCCTTCGGCAGCGTAGAACGATTCTTGCTCTGGAAATGTTGACTCCAGGCTAATCGAGCCAGGGCAGGTCATCCAACGGTGGGCCTTACTTGCACCTAATAATGCATGTTTCATCACTTTAAACCTCTTTGAGCAATTTAATTACTAACAATTTGTATCTGTGGTTGACAGATTAATTTTTAGTTACCATGCTGTCAACCTAAGATCGACAAACAATTTTAATAAGAGGCAATAAATATGATTTTTGTGAGCGAATTCGCTGATGAAGTGAAGGCTGCGATTGATGATGTCGTGGTTTTTGCACGGCTAAAAAACTGCAACGCCCTGGCGCGACGCCTGGACGTTACTAAGCAGGCGCTAAGTAAATGGCGCCAGTCTGGCGTCGTGCCAGCGCACAGGGCGTTGCAAATGGAGTTGATGACAGGTGGTGAGGTGTCGTGGAAAAGAATGTGTCCTGACATCGTTGCTGATTTTAACGACAGCAGTGAGGTGATTTATGAAACGTCTAGAAAGAATTAAAGAGGTTGCGGGAATTTGGTACTGGCGAGCGGTTGAGAAGGTGACCCGCATTGCTTCACCGATAGCGCATTGTATGTCGGTGAAGCTTTTATCTTTTTCCGCTTATTGCGACCACTGGGCGATACATGCAAACCAATTAAAAAAATAAATTCAAAATGTGAAGTGAAGAGGTGACGCAATGGCGTTTTTACAGCAACACGGTCATCAGCTAGTCGATAACGGCTACGAGATTGTGCCGATTATGAAGGGCAAAAAAGCCCCAATGTTGAAAGGGTGGCAAGACATCAGGGCCACCCACGAAGATGTCGATAAGTGGCTTGGGAATGGTCACGCTGATGGTGGTGTAGGCGTTCTGTGCCGAAACACCGTCGCAGTTGATATCGACTGTTTGAACAGGGATGTGAATTACAAGCTGCTGAAGTGGGTCGATGAGAATATCGGCAGGTCGCTAACGAGAGTAGGCCAGGCGCCGAAGTGCATACTACCTTTTAGAGTTGAAGGCGCATTTTCTAAGATTAGAAGCTGTGAGTATGAGGATGAGGTCGGCAGCAAACACGCCGTTGAGGTGTTAGCTGACGGGCAGCAGTTTGTGGCATACGGCATACACCCTGGCACAAACGAGCCGTACAAGTGGGTGAGAGGTAAGAGTATTGCCGATGTATCTCACAGCGAGTTGCCGCTGATCACCAAAGATCAGGCAGAAGCATTTATTGCCTATTTTGAAGAGCTCGCGGGGCAGCAGGACGGCTGGGAATTGGCCCGAAAGGGTATGGCTGCCGCTGAGATAGACCCAGATGACCTATCTATGTTTCGGCCTAAGATGGATGTCGATGAAGAAGGCGTCCGTCAATTATTAGAGTCGATTGATCCCAACTGTCACCATGACGAATGGGTGAGGGTGGGGATGGGCTTACACCACCATTTTGATGGCGATGATACCGGCTGGATGATCTGGGATGACTGGTCATCTGACGGCGAGACGTACATCGACGGGCAGTGTGAGCGACGTTACGCAACCTTTGATAGCAGTAGTAAGACGCCAGTAACCCTCGCCAGCGTGAAGGCTATGGAGGTTGAGGCTGTGCGGGAGGAAATCAAGGAAGAGCGGCTGCCAAAGATGCTCAGAGAGTGGGCATTTGTACATGTTGAAGGGTCGGCGCGTGTGATGCGTGAAGACCTGAACAAAGACAATCTGGTGCTGTACAAGCTAGACGATCTAAAGAAAGAACATATGAACTGCAGGGTGCTATCCGGCGACGAGAAGCCCAAGTTGATAAACCTTGTAGATATGTGGCTTGAACATCCAGAGCGCAGAACCTATGCGGCTGGCCTTACTTTTGCCCCAGACATGCAGGTGCTGCAGAGATATAACCTGTGGCGGGGGTGGAGTTACGAGGCGAGAGGGGGTGATGTGCAGCCGTGGCTGGACTTTGTCACCGATGTGATAGCTGACGGTAACGCTGTGTACGCCAATTATATTGTCGCCTGGGCAGCGCAGATGATCCAGAAGCCTATGACTAAGGTTGGCGTCGGGCTCGTCCTTAGAGGCCGTAAAGGCACAGGCAAGACCAAGTTCGGTGAGATGCTAGGTGGCCTGGTCGCTGCACACCACAAGATCGTTAGCCGTGCTGAACACATCACCGGCAACTTTAACCGGCATCTCGAAGACACGCTGCTGCTACAAGCAGATGAGGCTTACTGGGCTGGCGCAAAAGCCTCTGAGGGCGCGTTAAAAGACCTGCTGACCAACGACAAGATTCAGATCGAGCGCAAGGGTGTCGATAGCTACACGGCGCCAAACTACACCCGCATTCTATTTACTAGCAACGAAGACTACGTTGTTCCTGCAAGTCTCGATGAGCGGAGGTTTGCTGTGTTCGACGTAGGCAATTCTAAGCAGCAGGACAGCGAATACTTTGCGGGCCTGACCGCGTGGTATGAGGCCGGTGGGGCCAACGCGCTGATCCACTACCTGCGTAACTTCGATCTGACAAATATCAACCTGCGCCTGGTGCCGCAAACTGAGGCGCTCACAGATCAGAAGTTAGAGGCGTTGGATAACGTCACCGCATGGATTTACAACTGCCTGCAGACCGGCGAGATGCGAGAGAACCGTGTTGCCGGAAACGTGGTGAACTTTGGGAGTGAGGCAGCAAAGGCAGAGGTCTACGACATCTACACCAGCAGCCTGCGGGGCCACAAGTTTGAGGTGCCTATGAAAGAGGCGCCATTCTGGAAGCGCATGAAGTCGTTCGACAACATGTTTGAAGACGGCGCCATGCGATCAGATGCGGGCCACAGATATAGAACAGTGAAGGTCAACACAGTAGAGGCTGCCCGTTGGATTTTTGAGGCAGCAAACAATTTGAGCAACATAGAGTGGGCGACCCTGGACATCGGGCCAAACACTGACCCCCTCGATCCTGACAACTGGGAGGACATGTAATGGGAAAAGGTAGCAAGCAACGGCCAACGGCCAAAGAGTTCTGGGATAACTGGGACGCGGTGTTTGGTGATAAAGAAGAAAAGCATTACGAGTATCACTGCGGGAAGTGCGGTGGGCTTGATAAGACCGAAGTTCACGAAGAGGTCGAGATTAACTGGGAGCCGTATGGTGATCAGACAGTACCCAGGCCGATGTCGAACCTAACCTGTGAGCATTGCGGCGATGAGGTTGAGTACACAATGTAGTTTCCCCCCGAACCGATGACCTCTTTCGGTTCCTTGCCCTGGTCAGAAATGGCCGGGGCTTTTTTGTGCGTGACTGTTTAAGCCTTTGCGGTCACTCGTATTGTTAGGTCAATTCCAGGTTGACGCTATAATAGTACCTCACTAACGAGATACACCAGGGGAAACAAAATGACTAACATAACAATGTACACGCATGAGTATGAGCTCAACGCTTTTGAGAAAGGCTTACACACATGCTATGGCATGACCCGCTGTTGTCTGAGACAAACAGGCTATCACCACGACAACAAGGTTGTTGTGAACTACATCAACGAGATGGCTTTCCGCACTGATCTTTGCGAAGAGTTGATGATGGAAGCGGAGGATATCGCGCTGAACATTAACACAGGGTATTTCGATGGTTGGTCACGAGCAGAGCTGAATGGCTACATCCGTAGACTGGTTGAGGATGTTGTTGGTCGCCAGTGCTACTTAACTAAGGCTATCAATATCCGCAATGTTTGCCGAGTCATTCAAAAGCTGGCTTGGGATCATGTTGGCCGTGTGCCTTTTACCAACGAAATAAACTGGAAACGTGGGCGAGGGTAAGTCAAATAACCGCCCCCTTCGGGGGGCAACTAAGGGGAACAAAATGAAAGTGATCAACGCGGCCAAAGGGCCAAACGTAAAGAACTATTTCTACGATGCCGAACGCGATGTGTTTGACACCGTAGACCCTCGCCAGGGCGGTGTAATGAATGACTTCGACGTGTGGCCCACACATCACATCATCGTCGATGACAGCTACACCGCGCAGCAGCTTGATGAACTGTTCCATGAGCTCGGCTTGTTTAACCAGGATAAAGGAGACGCAGCATGATTATGACAACGAGTGAGCGTCTGCAGCTAACGCCCAAAAAGATCAAGACCACGGGCAGCTATTTCTTTGAGGAAATCCCATGCCGCAAGGCGTACTGCAAGTGCGGCTGTAAGGTGAGGGACGGCGACTGGGTGACGGGTTGCCGCAACTGTGGCCGGAGGATACGCCCGTGAGATTTAACCCAGGTGTTACAATGTCAATAATGAAAACCATTAACGTATGTCAGATGCAAAACATAAAGCAGCGAGAGCGCCGTGCAGCAGCGCGACGTGAGATGCTCGAAGCCTTAAAGGCTGTCGGTGTCATCGTTGGATTCATCCTACTACTCGGCATTGAAGACCTTGTCGAGCATATCCTGTGAGGTCATATAAATGAGTAAAGGTCTATACGCGAACATCCACGCCAAGCGCAAACGCATCGCTGCAGGCAGTAAAGAAAAGATGAGAAAACCTGGCAGCGCCGGAGCGCCTAAGAAAAGCGCGTTTAAAAAGGCAGCCAAGACCGCCAAAAAGAAGTAACCAGTTTCCCCCTAGCACCATCCTTTGCCGCCTTAGGGCGGCTTTTTTATGCGCCATTAAATGTACGTTGCACACTGTGGTATACATACCAGTAGGTAATGAACCTCATAGGCTTTTAGCATTGGTAGAACACAAACCAGGCACTACAATGCCGCCTTAATTAACCTGTTAGCTTGTGAGGATTGTCGTGTTTTTGTGGTGCGTTTATGTGGTAACAATGTTGGTATGGATAGCCGTTGAAGATTCCCAGGTGGGAAAGATTATTTCCCGTGGGAAAAGTGATTAAGTTAGTGGATACTAACCTATTAGGTGTGGGGACGCACAGGCAAGGCCCAAATGCACAGGGTAAAATAGGCACCTGTGCGTCCACCTGTGCGTCTGTGAGTTAGGCGGGGCAAGGGATGCACAGGGAGAACAGGTTATTTGCTTTTTAAGTTTAGAGAGAAAATAAAGAGATAAATATAAGCCTGTGAGGCTATAAAAACTCCAGCCACCAAACATGTCCGATTTTACCTGTACCCTGTGCATTTTGTCTGAAACCCAATGGCTATGCGGCTTTGAGGCGCACATGTGGCTTTTTATGCACCTGTGCGCCTGTGCGGGCTGTTTACCCCCTGGCGAGGGCCACGACCAGGAACGGAAGCATAGCGACCAGGACAATCGTACATCCGGCGATAGCGAGAGCGTTGATAAGGTATTGCTTCCTGGCAGCTTTAGCCTTCGCTGCTTTAATGCGAGCCTCTTTGATTGATTTGCGTTCTCGCAGCATGGAAACGTAAAATTCCTGTCCTGCCGTATAGAGGATGATTTCCCTCAAATCACGTTCAAAATCCGCAATTTGCTTTTTAGCTGTGACAATCTGCAACGCCTCAGCTTCAACTGAGCCACTGGTAAGAAACCCTGCTTTTGTTTTGTTCGCTGCTTCGGCTGCAGATATGGCATCGCTACTGTCGTAAAACTTAGCGACACGATCTGACAAGTCCATAATGCTGTGTCCAGCACCGACTGCTTTGGTGATGAAAGAATGGGCTGACTTGGCGGCACTCACCGCCATTGTAATTTCTGCTATCAATGGGATGCTCCGCTGGGGTTGGCTGTGCCTGAGTAGGCATTGATCATTATATCAGCAGCATCCTGTGTCCCCTGGTTAGGTCAACCACCCCTGTCAACTTGCGTCAGGACACAACGCCTGCGTCACATATGCCATATAATGCGTGTCATTAATGCATCCCCTGGAGTAAATCGCATTGGCTAAAACGAAAGAACTCGACTACGAGAAAGTCAAACACCTAGCATCTATCGGGCTTACCGACGAACAGATAGCTACCAGCATTGGAGTATCACGCTCAACAATAACCAGGCGTAAGCGTGACGATGCCGCATTTGACGCCGCTATAACGGACGGCAAGCAAATGGGCCTGACCACAGTGGTGAGCAGCCTGTTTAACGCAGCGACTGACGCCTCAAAGCCTAATATGTCTGCAGCCATTTTCTATTTGAAGAATAGAAGTGGAGGAACCTGGCGGGATAAACAGGAAGTGGACGCTAACCTATCGGGCTCAGTGGCAGTGGATCACGACATAGAGTCAGCCCTTGCATCACTTGTGGAAGCAGGCGTTGATCCTAGCAAGCTGTAGTCTGCCCGATGCAGCATCGGATAAAAAGCTATATAAATCAATGACTTACGTCCCCGGATCACAAAAAGACGTTGCATTTGATAACCGAATAGCCTGGGAAGCGCCAATTTCAAATGCGCTTCGCAAAATCGAAGTACCTCTGTGGGGCGCTACGCGCCCACATATCTGAGTACATATAGGGCGGTTTATTTATGAAGTGCTGGCACTGCAACACCGACTTAATTTGGGGCGGGGATCACGACGTAGAAACAGAAGAGGGTGAATTTTCTGTGTTCTACATGGTGACTAATTTGTCATGCCCAACATGCCGGTCTTATGTGGAAGTTTATTTACCCACAGAAATTGGACTTAGTGAAGAATGACAGAAACGACTTCAAAAAAAGAGACTTCAAAAAACGAAGTACCTGCTCTGACAGCGGCCCAGAAAAATAAAGCGGAAAAAATAGCAGAAGCAATCCGCGTGGTGAAGCTGCACAAAGCGCAGAACCGTCTGAAGTATTGGAAGCCATACGGTTGGCAGGAAGACTTTTACGCCGCTGGTAAAGACAACAAGCAAAGAATGCTGATGGCGGCAAACCGTGTAGGCAAAACTGCTTCACAGGCCGCAGAAGTTGCATTCCACCTCACAGGCTTATATCCAGATTGGTGGGA